CAACGAAACGAACTTAATCTTATCGCCGTCAGATATTCTTGGATACTTCTCAGTCAGGTTTAGCTTACGCAAGAACTCGTTGTATTGTAGGGCACCCTTGACGTGCATAGGAACACCCTTGTCGCCCAGCTTATACTTTGACATTTCTTTTACAGAACTGTTGCGCGCAATGTCAGCTGGATTAGCAGAGTTAAACTTCTCGCGGAATTGCTCGATGTATTCGAACAATGCGTCTTGGTCATTCTTAAGAATAATCTTAGCAGCATCCGAGATAGCATCACGACAAATAGTAGGAGTTGATGAACGAACAGACTCAATACCAACCACCTTAAATTTGGCTTCTTTGTAAGCAACGCCCTCGTTGTTCCAGACGTTCATGATGTAGCGTTTGGCGCCAGTCCAGATAGCATTCTCGGCAATGGCTTCGCGCTTCATCTGCATGGCTTGTTCGTAGCCATTCATCTTGGTCGCTAGGTCGCCGTAGAACTTGTCGATGTATGGCTGAATCTTGTCTTCACACACCTTGTCAAGCAGTTCTACTTTCTCGGCAGTGGTCTTGTCAGCAAAGAACTTGTTGACAATACCGCTCATGTCAATGTACAGCGAGTCAGTATCCGACGCGATGACCCAATCCTTATCAGATTGCAGAATCTTGTTGATGTAATCGTTCATGTTGTTCATCGCCCACTGAATGGCAACCTGACCAGACAGGGTGATTGCTTCGGCGAGGTCATCAGAATAGAATCTGAAGTATTGGTTAGATTCGCTAGGACAGAGCGCCATACGCAGAGTTCAACGATATCTTCTTAGCCATCTGGATATTGTTGTATTGTACGATCTTCTGTACAGTCTGCGTATGGAACTCTGTCAACTCCTCATCAGTCATTTCATTGATGTTTTTCATTGTTGGTTTCCATTTTGGTTGCTTTCCAGCCAGCAGCTGGTCCTCTTTTTCTTACTTTTTTACCGTATAATGCCAACGGACTCCATCCACGCGAAGCACAAAACTCCATTAGTCTGTTAGTTTTATATTCTTCGCCAGAAGGAGATGTAACTAAGTACCACGATGAAAGAGAATCTCTCATCTTTTCTTTGTGACTAGCCCAATGCTCTTTAGCTGTTATACTAACTTTTTTTGCGTGTTCAGGGCGTTTTCTACCTACGTTTGACGAAATAGCCTTTCTGATATTAGACTTTGCTGATTCTCTATGTTTATCGCTTGTGCCGTTAAGTCTATAATGCTCTCGTATTTTTTCAACTACTTCAGGTTTGTGCATAGGATTTATTCTGGTTTTATCGGAATTTATGTGATGGAAACTTCCTCTTCCACCTTTAGTTTCATTATAACACATTTCATTCAAAATCAACTCGTCAGTAACGACTTCAGCTTCAAAGTCCAGAGCTTCGGCTTCTGTTTGAAAGGTTTTAAGTATTTCTCTGACAAAAGAAGCCTTGCCATATTTCTTAATGGCTTTCTTTAATGTCGCGCCAGATCCGAGATAGTTATCCTTTGTTATATCTTTGCAACGGTGTTTTCCAATATAAAACTTCCCGTTGACAGTGTTCGTGGTTTTATAAACAAAATAATACATACATTCCTCCTTAGTATCAAGTATTTATAAAATATTGATTTCTAAGGGCGCGGTTTACCAATACCTCGTCGATCCATCTCTGCATTGATTAATTGCAATTGCTTCTGACATTCAATCATCATCTTCTTGTAACGCTTACGGTCTTCGTAGTATTTCTTCATGAGAGCAGGTAGGAAACCTTGCTTGTCACGATTGAAGACTGCGCCATTGCCAGCGATGGTTTGATTCTTTGCTATTGCCTGACTGATAGAATCCTGCCAGTGTTCGCTGTTCTTTAGAACGGAGTCTGGTTTAATTCCCATCAGAGTTTCGACATAGCACTCAGGCGATATGTTGTACTGCATAATCAAGTGCGGGTACAGGCTGTTCAAGTCGAACGACACAACCCACTCGTATCTTCCGTTGCGAGGATCCTTAACAAACGCGCCAGCAATCTGCTGGTCTTTGCGGTTGTCTTTCTGCATAGGAATGACGGTGTTCTGTTCGCGTAGATAGTTGTGAATGATGACATCCCATAGCAACACGGATGTCAGCGCATCGCCATAGTTTACCTTAGCATCGTATGCGATAGCCACGGCTTGCTCGATAAACTTCATCTTCTTCTCAAGTTCCATGACAAGATAGACGTCTTTGACGTTGTACTCAACATAGCGTTGGTGATTGCGTTGATACAGATCGTCTAGGTTTTCATAGCCCTCGTCGCGATAGTCAATTTTCTTTTCACCAAGCTCAACAAACGCGATGTAGTCAAGCGAATACTGTTCTTGTTTCACATAGGTGAATTTCTGATACAGTTGCAGATAGTCAAGAACTGGTAGACCTACCAACTCGACGATGTTCTGTTCGCGACCCATCTTATCGTAGTATGTGCGGAACTCGGTCATATTCCATGGCGACATCTTCTTGGCTTCTTCCTCGTTAATTTCACGAGCAATGCGGTTGTACAGGTATGGAATGTCGAACCCTTCAACGTTCCAACCAGTCACAATGTCAGCATCCATCTCGCGCCATTTGCGAATGAATTTCATCAGCATTTCTTTTTCGGAAGCGCATTCCACGTACACGATATCTTCGCGATGTGGCACATAGCCTTTCAATGCCCACGAATAGTATGTGAGACCATCACTGATGGTGATAGCCGTGATTGCCTTGTCAGCAAGTTTGATGTTCGGGAATCCACCGCGCGAATCAGTTTCAATGTCAAGATAGGTTGTACGGAGTTTCTTTACATCAAAGTCCATCTCGCCTGGATATTCGTCGTTGATGTAGACGTATGGCCAACGATTCATGCCATAGTGTTCAAACGAGGAAACGTCTTTGTATTGCTTTACGAAGTCGCGCGACTCGCCGATGGAATCAAACTGAATCTTATCGACTTGCTTGCCGTCTAGAGTTTTGTATTGGGTTGGTTGTTTGGTAGGAACGAACAGATAAGGTTTGTATGCGATTCGACGCTGGACTCGTTTGCCATTCTCATAGCCACGAACCAGCAGGTCGTTTCTTCGTTGTTCAACAGAGGTGTAAAACTTCATACGTTCTCATTTTTATCTTCAAAGAAATATCGCTTTAGCTTTAAGTCTTTGTCTAGGACAAATATCATACCAATATCAGAGATCGAGCCATCGATCTGACGCTGAACCCCTTCTGCGCTTATCATATCACTGTCTTGTTTGAAGTTACAGATCTTTCCTTTTGGGTGTTTATCCATACCATCCCAACACTCTTGTTTGATTTTGTCTACAATCGGATGCATCAGTATTTCTGCCCTTCGAACCATTTGGTCGGGCGGTCGTCTAGGTGTGCTAGTTCTGGGTTTTGTTCAATCAGATTCAGGAGTTGTTCCATCATCATTAGATTACACATGGCGTGACCGATGTGTCTTGCTTTGGATTCTGGGTCGATGTCGTCGCCCATTTCGATTGCCGCAAGATGGCGTTTCACACAGCCAATATACTGGCTCATTGGTCCACCTTTCGCCCAATTCCACGGCGCATACTTACCAGCACCATAGGCGAAAACATCAGCGGTTGATTTAAGAAGATGTGTCGGCACTAGATCGTACCGAGTTTTGTTTGCATTGTAACGGGCGCAAGTACCGAATTCTTCAGACTCGAGGTCACCCTGAGCTGGCTTTTCTTTCTTAGACATAATCTCTCCAAAGTCGGGAGTGGAATTTCCACTCCCATATCATACTATAAAATCGCGTGTTGGTAAAGTTATTTACCGATTGAAGTCAACCAAGCAGCAACTCTTTGTAGCCATGTTGGCTTTTTTTCTTCAACCCAGACAAACGATGCTGGTTCTGGTTGTTTTACTTCAAGGGCTTTTTCTACCACTGCTTTCTTTGCCTTTGGTGGGTAATAACGCTTCTTCTTTTTCTTTGGTGTTACAGCACTTGCGGTGGCTGTAACTTTCTTAGTTTGTTTCTTTTCCATTGATGTCACCTCTAATTATTGATTCTAAATCAGGAGCAAAGTATGCAGGTCCTTTCATTACCTTGCCATCCTCTCTGTAAATGGGCTTTCCATCTGCCCCGAGTTTAGACATGTTAGAACGATGCACTTCGTTGAAACATTTGTCTAGATCGATACCGTATGCATGACCTGCGCCATATACCACATACAGTAAGTCCGCGAGAGCATCGGCAATCTCAACGATATCGTCGTTCATCATACCGCAGTGCAATTCTGTTAGTTCTTCGTTGATTAGTTCGTAGCGAAGTCTTTGTACTTCTTCACTTGGCAGTTCTGGCTTGGTCTTTACATCCTGACCAAAGCTGTGCATGAACACGCCGACATTCTCGAAGTTGCTCAACTGTTCTCGTCTTCCATTGTAAAATTTGTCAGTCATATTAAAATTTCTTCCCGATTCTATATTTACTAATCAGTTCCCACTCGTGCTTTTCTTTGTAAGGAATCACCTTGATGAATTTCATAGGAGCTTGTTGCTCGCTCATCGATGGAGTGACCAATTCAATCAGACCCCAGTCAGCTAATAGGTTTGCGATAGTATTTCTGCGCGCGAGGTCTTCATCGTCTATCGAAGATGGCTTACCATCAAGAGCAAACAATTCTTTGAAGTGTACGATGTAATATTTACCACGCTTGTGT